CTTTGAATTTTCCCCGGGGGTAATTTTTGAGGTTTGTACGCTAAAACCTATCACGTTAAATGTTGATTGTATAGCATTTAAGGGGGCTTATAAGAAATGTATTATCTACACTGTTGGTAAATTCCGTTGTTGGCCCTCCTATTGTGATGGTTTATTCTCCTTTCCTTAAGCTAGTACACACAAGTTTAAGTTTATTTTTTCGATTTCTTATAAGTCGCCTTAAATGTTATACACAAGAAATTTTAATAAATTATGAAAGGAGTAATAAGTATGACGAAGAGAGTTAAACTTCCGTCTGATACGCCAAAGAAAAAAAGTATTAGACCGGCGTTAACACCTGAGGCTAGAGAAAATCAATTAATATATTTAGCCACGGATTTGGCCGAGCAACAATTGAGAGATGGTACAGCTTCTTCACAAGTTATTACTCATTATCTCAAACTCGGTTCTTCAAAAGAAAGAATTGAAAAGGAAATATTAGAAAAACAAAAAGATTTAATAGTAGCAAAAACAGAAGCAATGCAATCAGTCAAACATGTTGAAGAATTATATGCAAATGCAATTGAAGCAATGAAAACATATTCTGGACATGGAGGAAATGATAATGAAGAAGATGAATATTAGAACATATTCTGAATTATCAAGATTGAATAATTTTAAAGATAAATATGAATATTTAAAATTAGATGGATCTGTTGGAGAAGATACTTTTGGTTTTGACCGATATTTAAATCAAATGTTTTATAAATCAGAAGAATGGAAGCATATAAGAAATTATGTGATAACTAGAGACAACGGTTGTGATCTTGGAGATCCAAATCATAAAATATTAGACAGTGTAATTTTGGTTCATCATATGAATCCTATAACAAAAAATGATATAATAGACAAGTCTGATTTATTATTAAATCCAGAATATTTAATATCTGTATCAAAGCGAACACATGATGCTATACATTATGGTTCAGCAGATAATATAGAAGAAGATATTGTTGAAAGATTTAGTAATGATACTTGCCCTTGGAAAAGTTAGGAGGAATTAACATGAGTAGAAAATCCAAGAAAAAAGAATTTTTAGAGGAGAGTGAAACAATGGAAGAACATAATGAATTAGAAACTATAGAAGAAGTCGCAGAAAGTCCTGATGAACTTATATATAGTGTTGAACAAATTTTAGATAATAATGAAGAAGAGATTGAAAGTGTAGAAGAAGTACCAAAACCAACTATTAATGATGGTGTTGAAGATAATTCTGCATTTGGGAAAGTTTATGGATTCACTAAGATATATGTTAGAAGTAATCCGAATAAAGATGCTGAACCAGTTGGTATAGTATCTGACACAGATGATATTTCTATAGATCTATTCCATTCTACTAATGATTTTTATAAAGTATTAACTTCTAATGGATTAGAAGGTTATTGCTTAAAAGAATGTATTAAAATAGATTAGAGGTGATTGTATGGATAATACAGAAAATAGTATACTTTATAGTATAAAGAAACTATTGGGTATTGCTAATGATTATTCGCCATTCGATCAAGATTTAATAATGCATATTAATTCTGTATTTATGATACTAAACCAATTAGGTGTTGGACCAAAAGAAGGATTTAAAATAACTGGACCAGATGAAGAATGGTCAGATTATATTACTAATAATGATATGGAGTCAATAAAGACTTATATTCATTTGAAAGTAAAATTAATTTTTGATCCTCCATTAAATTCAACAGTTATGGAAGCACAGAAACAAATGATTTCTGAATTAGAATGGCGATTAAATGTACAAAATGATAGAGGTGATACCTAATGTGGCAATACAATAATACCGATGAACTATATCACTATGGTATTCTCGGTATGAGATGGGGTATACGACGTTTTCAAGATAAAAATGGTAGACTTACCCCAAGAGGTAAAAAAAGAAGATTAAGTAAAGATGCTTATGAAGTCAAAAAATTACAAAAGCATAAAAGACTAGACCAAATGTCTAATGAAGAAATAAGAAAAGTTAATAAACGTAAAGAATTAGAGAATAATTATAAACGTTTAAATAAAGGATATGTTGCAACTGGAGCAGCATTGGTTGCTGCAACCGCAACTGTTCTTGGAAATTATGGAAATCTTAGAAAAAACGTTCCACGTCTTATAAACGATGGAAAATATGTATTAAAGAAAATGGGTATTAAAAAATAGGAGTGGGTGTTTATGGCTTTATCTAATAGAGCCGTTCCAAAATATTATGGTGCATTTAGAGAAGCAGTTATGCGTGGAGAAATTCCAGTATGCGAAACTATTTCTATGGAAATGCACCGTATAGATGCTTTAATAGATAATCCTGGTATATGGTATGATGATGAAGCAGTAGAAGGATTTATAAAATACTGCGAGTCAGAATTGACATTAACTGATGGAGAAGATTTAAGATTATTAGAATCATTTAAATTATGGGCAGAACAAATTTTTGGATGGTATTATTTTGTTGAGCGTAGTGTATATGTACCGTCAACAGATGGACATGGCGGACATTATGTCAATAAAAGAATTAAAAAACGTTTAATAAATAAACAGTATTTAATAGTGGCCAGAGGCGCTGCTAAATCACAATATGAATCATATATACAAAGTTATTTTTTAAACGTCGACACATCCACAACACATCAAGTGCATACTGCTCCGACAATGAAACAAGCAGAAGAAGTTTTATCTCCGATAAGAACCGCTATAACTAGATCTAGAGGACCTTTGTTTAAATTTTTAACAGAAGGATCAATCAACAATACAACCGGATCTAAAATTAAGAGAGTTAAATTAGCTTCTACTAAAAAAGGAATAGAAAATTTTTTAACTGGTTCTTTATTAGAAATAAGACCAATGTCTATAGATAAATTACAAGGTTTAAATAGTAGAATTAATACTATAGACGAATGGCTATCTGGAGATGTAAGAGAAGATGTTGTTGGTGCATTAGAACAAGGTGCTTCTAAAAATGAAGATTATCTTGTTTTAGCTGTTAGCTCAGAAGGTACAGTCCGTAATGGACCTGGTGATACTATCAAAATGGAGTTAATGGATATATTAAAAGGTGAGTATAATAACCCTCATGTATCTATATGGTGGTATAAATTAGACTCAATTGATGAAGTTGCTAGACCGGATATGTGGATTAAAGCTAATCCGAATCTTGGAAAGACTGTAAGCTATGAAACTTATCAGTTAGACGTTGAAAAAGCTGAAAAAGCACCTGCAAATAGAAATGATATTTTAGCAAAGAGATTTGGTATACCTATGGAAGGTTATACATATTTCTTTACTTATGAAGAAACATTAAAACACAGAAAACGTGATTTTTGGAATATGCCATGTGCTCTTGGTGCAGACTTATCACAAGGTGATGACTTTTGTTCCTTTACATTCTTATTTCCTTTACCAAAAGGAGAATTTGGTGTAAAGTCATTAAATTATATAACTGAAAGAACTTTAATGAAATTACAACCAGCTATGAGAATCAAATATGATGAATTCATAAAAGAAGGAAGTTTAATAGTTATGCCTGGAACTGTTTTAGATATGATGGAAGTATATGATGATCTTGATAAACATATTATTGATAAAGATTATGATGTACGTGCATTTGGTTTTGACCCTTATAATGCAAAAGATTTTGTTGAAAGATGGGAAAAAGAAAATGGACCATTTGGTCTAGAAAAAGTTATACAAGGAGCTAAAACAGAATCTGTACCATTAGGAGAGATTAAAAAGATGGCAGAAGATAGATTGTTATTATTTGATGAAGAGTTAATGACATTTACTATGGGTAATTGTATAACTCTTGAAGATACAAATGGTAATAGAAAATTATATAAAAAGCGATATGATCAGAAAATTGATGCTGTTGCAGCATTAATGGATGCATATGTAGCTTATAAGAATAATAGAGAAGCATTTGAATAGGAGGAATAATCATGTGGAAATATAATAATACTAATGATTTACCTGGTGATTCTTTGTATCATAGTGCCGATGAATTATATCATTTTGGCATACTTGGTATGCGTTGGGGAGTTAGAAAATCTAAAGTAGAATACGCTAAGAAAAGACAAAATTTAGAACAAAAAGAAGCCCAAACCAGAAATAAAATGTATGATTATTTGTATAAAAAACATAAACCAAAAAACCCATATACAAAACAAGATATATATGATTATTCGATGATAGATAAAGATTTTAAATTGTTATTTGATGAACATGAAAAATATGCTAAACAATTAGATAAAATTAATAAAGAAGAACTATATCATTCGAATACTGAATTGTATCACTATGGCATTCTTGGTATGAAATGGGGTCATAGACGATATCAAAATAAAGATGGAAGTCTAACTCTAGCTGGAAAAAGAATGCAAAAACGTAAACAAAAATATTTAGATTATACTAGTAAATTTGCAAAAACGCATAAAAGTAATGCTAAATATTATAAAAGTCAAGCACAAAGATATGAAAAAATGTCAGATAAACAATATAAAAACATGTTCGATGATGAAGATATATTCAAGCAATATGGCGGTTTAAAAAAAATGAAACAATATGAAATTAATACATATAGACAAAAAGAAAAGAATAGCATAGAATATGCTAAAGATTGGTTAAATGCTCATAATGAAATTATGAAAATACCTGTTAATAAAAGAACGACCAATAAAGAATATAAAAACATAATTAATAAATATGTATAAATACGGAGGTAATGTTATGTGGAGATATAATAAAACAGATAATTTACCTGGTAATTCTTTATATCATAATACAGATGAATTATATCATTATGGTATTCTTGGCATGCGATGGGGACATAGAAAAAAATTAAAAGAAACAAAACTAAATAAATATGATAAAGAATATAATTCATTAATAAGAAAATATACTGAAAATGACCCTAGAACAAAACAAGCTTATAAAATGACTAATGAAATAAATGCTTATGAAAAGAAGCATCTTTCGTATTATGGAAAAGGTTCTCAAAAAGCTAAAGAAAAAATTTTCTCAATGCGTAAAAAGCATCATGATCTTATATCATCAATAGAAAAAGATGCTGTAAAACAAACAAATGAAACATTAAAAAATAAATATGGAGAAAAAAAAATTAAACAAATAGGAAAACAAAATACCGTTAAAAGTTTAATTACATTTGGAGGCGCTATCCTTGGTACTGCTGCTATTGTTAAATTGACATCTTCAGGAATTAAACATGCAGGAAAAGCTATAATTAATGTTTCTCAAATAAATTTTGGATTGAGGTGATAACATGTGGAGATATAACAATACAGAAAACATGTATTCCCCAGAATTATATCATAGCGCTGATGAATTATACCACTATGGTATTCCTGGTATGAAATGGAAAAATCATATATATGCTGTACGACAAGCTAAATATATGAATAAAGCTAAGAAATATAGAAGTGAAGCTAATGGATGGGCTAGAGCAGCTAAGCAATTTGATAATACAGAAGGAAGAAAAAGATTCTTAGGTAATCCTAGTTCATATGATATAGCTAATGATAGTAAAAAACATTATGCTTCAAAAGCTAAGAAATATGAAAAGAAAGCTGCTAAATATAAATGATAGGAGGAAATCGACATGTGGCAATATAATAATACAGATGAATTATGTCACTATGGTGTTCTCGGAATGAAATGGCATCAGCATAGAGCAAGAGTAAAAGAACATAAAAAAATAAAGAAAAAAATTAGAGAAAAAGCTGTTACTAATAATCTATATAAACATAATTGGAATATAAAAGCTGCTAAAATGAGCACCAATTCACAAGCTAAACGTAATATAGTTAGTAGTGTTGCAAAAGGAATTGGTACAGGTATTGGTTTAGAATATGGAATGCATTATTTAAATTTAATTCTAGCTTCTAGTAGCACATTACGTAATACCAAATTAGGAACTTTTTATTCTTTAAATCAACCAAAAATAAGACTTGGAGTCCATGCAATAAACGCTGGTGTTAGAACCGGACAAATAATGAAATCGTCAGTTAATATGGTAAGAAACAATAGAATATTAAATAAGAAATATAATGAACATTTAGATAAATTAGCTGCTGGAACTTATAAGCCATCTTCTAGAGCTAAAAATAAAGATAAATATAAAGGAATGTATGATTAAGACATACATATGATTGGAGGAATATATTATGTGGCAATACGAAAATACTGATGAATTATACCACTATGGTATTCTTGGTATGAAATGGGGACATAGAAAAGGTCCATCATATTTTGATAAGAAAAAAGGAATTCATAATTATAATGTTAAAGCATCTCAACAAAAAGTAAGAAATGCTACAGATATTAGATTAAAAACTACAGGATATAAAAACACTTCTAAACATAATACTAAAACTATGTTAAAAGGTGGAATCCAAACTGCTATAGGTGGTTATACTTTAGCTAAAACTGTAAAATATACTACACAAGCCATAACTGGCAAACATTATGTTACAGCTTTATTTGGTGGTGCAGGTGTAGCAGCATCAGCTGGATTGGCATCTAAAGGATTAACTAATGTGGCTAAAGGCGCGTATGCTCAAAATTATGCTACTGATAAATATTATAATAAATTGAAGAAAAAATATGGGTAAGAGGTAATACCTAATAAAGTATAATAATTATACAAATAAACAAGCTGCAGCTTTGATTGGACTAGCTATTGGTGCTGCAATTGTAGATGCTTATTCTTATTATAAATTATATAAATAAAAAATAGAAATGGAGGTATAACATGGAATTTACATTCGGTGAACGAATAAAAAATGCATGGAATGCTTTTTTAAATCGTGAAACTTCAGTAACTAGAGGCGGTTATTCTTTTGGCTCATATTCTAGACCAGATAGAGTTAGGCTTTCTAGAGGAAATGAAAGATCAATTGTCACTTCTGTATTAAATAGAATAGCTATGGATGTTGCAGCTATAGAAATAAGACATTGTAAAACTGATGATCAAGGTCGTTTCCAAGAAGAAGTAAAATCGGGTTTAAATAATTGTCTAACATTAGAAGCTAATATCGATCAAACCTCCAGAGCTTTAATGCAAGATATAGTTTTGACAATGTTTGACGAAGGATGTGTTGCTGTTGTGCCAGTAGACACAAATGAAAATCCTATGCACACAAATTCTTATGATATAATAACTTTAAGAGCCGGAAAGATAACACAATGGTATCCAAAGACTGTTAAAGTTTTATTATATAATGACAGAACTGGCAAAAAAGAAGAAATAATTTTACCTAAAAATAAAATAGGAATAATTGAAAATCCATTATATGCTGTTATGAATGAACATAGTTCAACTTTACAACGTTTGTCAAGAAAACTAGGTTTATTAGATAACGTTGATGAACAATCCAGTTCTGGAAAATTAGATCTCATCATTCAATTGCCTTACGTTATAAAATCAGAAGCAAGAAAAACTCAAGCTAATGAGAGACGTAACGAGATTGAGCGACAATTGGCCGGATCTAAATATGGCATAGCCTATACTGATGGTACAGAGAAAATAACTCAATTAAATCGTCCAATAGAAAATAATTTAATGAAACAAATAGAATATCTAACGAGCATGCTTTATAGTCAGCTAGGTATTACTCAAGAAATCATGAATGGTACAGCTAATGAGACGACAATGTTGAACTATTATTCTCGTACAATTGAACCAATTATTGACGCTATAGCTTTAGAAATGAAACGAAAGTTTCTTACTAAAACAGCTAGAACACAAGGTCAAACTATTATGTACTTCAGAGATCCATTCACATTAGTTCCTGTTAAGGAATTAGCAGATTTGGCTGATAAATTTACAAGGAATGAAATATTATCATCAAATGAGTTTAGAGGAATCATTGGTTATAAACCAAGCGATGATCCTAAAGCAGATGAATTAAGAAATAGTAATTTAAATCAACCAATGATAGATGAATATCCTGAAGAATATAATGAAACTGCTTCCCCATATCAAGAGGCAGCTCCTTCCGTTCAACCTTCTGAGAATGGAGAAGAAGATCAAAATGGAGATACCGAGTATCAACAAAAAGTATTTAATTCATTAACTGATGAACAAAAAGAAGCAGTATATTATGTCATAGATCAAATTATAAGTGATGAGCAAAAACAGAAGGGAGGTAGTTCCTAGTGAATTACGATTTTAGTGGTTGGGCTACTAGAAATAATATTGAATGTTCCGATGGTAGAACGATCATGAAAGATGCTTTCAAAGATAATGATGGACAAAAAGTTCCATTAGTTTGGAATCATCAACACGACGACCCTAATGAAGTTCTAGGTCATGCTTTACTTGAGAATAGAGATGAAGGTGTCTATGCTTATTGTAAATTTAATGACACAGAATCTGGTCAAACTGCTAGATCTTTAGTGCTTAATGGTGATGTTGATAAATTATCAATTTATGCCAACAAACTTAAGTCTAACATGAATCATGTTATTCATGGATGTATTAGAGAAGTTAGTTTGGTTTTAGCAGGTGCTAATCCTGGTGCCTATATAGATTCTGTAGTGGTACATAGTGATGATGCTGAGGATGAAGAAGAAGGCACTATCTACACTGATGAACCCATTAGTGTTTATATGGAACATTCAGAAGAGAAATCTGAGGAAAAGGAGGAAAAAGAAATGAACGAGAATAACTCAGAAAAGAAAAATGAAGGAGCAGAAAAGACTGTTCAAGAAGTGTTTGACACTTTAACTGATGAACAAAAAGATGTAGTATATGCTATTATTGGTGCAGCAGTTGAAGAAGCTCAAGCAGAAGATGAAGACGAAGATGAAGAAGGAGAAGATGATATGAAACATAACGTATTCGATAATGACAATGATCGTGAAGATGTTCTAGCTCATTCTGAAATGATTAGTGCAGCTATCGCTGATGCTAAAAAATATGGATCAATGAGAGAAAGCTTCATGGCTCACGCTGAAGAAGCGGGTTTAGAATGGAATGAAAATAATGATTTTACTCCATTATTTCCAGATGCAACAAACGTTAATCGTGAACCATTAATGGTTGAAAAAGATAATAGTTGGGTTGCTAAAGTTATGGCTCAAGTTAAACATTCACCTTTCTCTAGAGTAAAAAATACTTTAGGTAGAATGGATGAACAAACTGCTAGAGCTAAAGGATATATTAAAGGATCTAAGAAAGCTAATATTCAAATGGCTGTTCTTAATCGTGTAACTACACCAACAACTGTATATATTAAGAATGATATTGATAGAGACGATGTTGTTGATATTACAGATTTCGATGTAATTGCATGGCAAAAGAAAGAAATGAGAAAACAATTAGATAAAGAACTAGCATTAGCTATGTTATTAGGTGATGGTAGAGATGTATCTGATCAATATAAGATTAATGAACAAAATATTAGACCAGTAGTTTCAGATGACGATATATATACTATTAAATATGTAGTAACTGAAGGTGTTGACTACAATAATGAAAATAATAGTCATAGTGAAAATGATTCTGAAGCTAAAGGTATTATAAGAGCTGCTCTTAAAGCTCGTAAGAACTACAAAGGTTCAGGAAAACCAACATTCTATACTACAGAAGATTGTCTTACTGAAATGTTATTAATTGAAGATCAAAATGGTAGAGTAATCTATGATTCAATCGATAAATTAGCTACAGCATTAAGAGTTGACGAAATTGTTACTATTCCAGAAATGGAAAGTCATACTGATTTATATGGTATCATTGTTAACTTAAACGATTATACTGCTGGTGCAGATAAAGGCGGAAGCGTTAACATGTTTGATGACTTCGATATTGACTACAACCAAATGAAATATTTAATGGAAACAAGAATGTCAGGAGCATTAACAGTTCCATATTCAGCTATTGTATTAAAGAAAGCTTCTGCAGCACAAGAAGTTGTTGGTGGATAATAACATAATAAATATAAGAATAGGAGATAATATATGGATAACAACAAATATATAGAAGAATACTCTGACGTTAATGTTGAAGGCGTAGAATTCTTTGTTAAAGATGAACCAGATGGTTATCTATATAAAGAAGAAGCTTGTGAAAATAGAGTAACAGCTGAAGAGTTAAAACATTCTTTTGAAATGAATGATGTTGTTATTGTAGATGGTGATTATAAATATAGACCAGAAATATTTAGTAATAAAGAAAATGTTAGTATTACTATATATAATAAAACATCTATAGAATCAAATACAATAACATTAACTCCTACTAAAGTATCATCTTTTGATCCAGAATTAATAACTGATGTTGAAATTGGTGTATCAGAAGATTTACTTGGTAAAGTTGTAGGAGATTTACAAGATAATATTGAAATTTCAGGAAATAAAATAACTGGAACTTTAAAATATGTTACTGGTTATACTGGATTTAGTTCAGAACCAGAATTACAAGAAGGTAATTATTTAGCTTTACATAATACTTCAAATCTTGAAGACCCAATTGTTGTTGAATTAATTGGCGGTTTCTATGGACCAACAACTTTAGATCCTGATGGTATTATAATTCTTAAAATTGCCAATAAAGATCAAAGAGTTAAAGTTACTTGTGGAAACTTAGTAAAAGAATATTCTTTAGAAGATATTGTATTACTTTCTGAATAGTATTAAGGAGGTTTTTATATGGCTAAATTTTATGGAAACATCGGTTTCTTAGATACTGTGGAAACAGAACCTGGTATTTGGGAAGAAACATATAAAGATATTCCTTATTATGGTGATATTGTTAGAGATATAAGCAGATGGCAATCATCTGGACAAGTTAATGATAATATAACTTTAAGTAATAATATAAGTATTGTTGCCGATCCATATGCCAGTGAGAATTTCCAAAAAATGAGATATGTAGAATATCTTGGAATTAAATGGAAAATAGAATCAGTAGAAATCCAATATCCAAGATTAATATTAAATATTGGAGGCGAATGGAATGAACAAACGTCTGGAACTTCAAACTAAATTAGAAAATTTAATGGGTAATAGACATGTTTACTATCAACCCCCAGAAAATCTCAAAATGGAGTATCCTTGTATAAGGTATTCTAGAAACGATATTACCAGTAATCATGCTGATAATATAAAATACATCAATAAGACTAGATATGAACTAGTTATTATTGATAAACACCCCGATAATGCTGTTATAGAGAAGATTTTGGAACTACCTTTATCTTCCTATGACAGACATTATATAACGGACAATCTTAATCATGATATTATAACAATTTATTATTAGAAAATAAAGGAGGAAAATAAATGTCAAAATTAAAATGGGACCAAGTAGGAGAAAGACTATATGAAACTGGTGTTAGTAAAGGTGTTCTTTACCCAGCATTAAATGGCACTTATCCAACTGGTGTTGCATGGAATGGTTTAACTGCTGTTAATGAAAGCCCTTCAGGAGCAGAGGCTACTCCACTTTATGCTGATAATATAAAATATTTAAATTTAATGTCTAATGAAGAATTCGGAGCAACTATTGAAGCATACATGTATCCTGATGAATTTGCAGCTTGTAATGGTGAATCTGAATTAGCAAGTGGCGTTTCTATTGGGCAACAAAAACGTGGTTTATTCGGTTTAGCTTATCAAACAAAAATTGGTAGTGATACAGATAATGAACTTGGATATAAGATTCACTTAATTTATGGTGCTTTAGCTGCTCCAAGTGAAAAAGCTTATGCTACTGTAAATGATAGTCCAGAAGCTATTACATTCTCATGGGAAATAAGTACTACTCCAGTTGAAGTAACAGGATTCAAGCCAACTGCTTCATTAGTTATTGATTCTACTAAGGTAGATGCTACAGCATTAGCTAAACTTGAAGAAGTATTATATGGTGGAACATCATCTGATGCTAGATTACCATTACCAGATGAAATCTTAGAAATAATTGAAGGTAAAACTTTATCTTCATTAACTATCACTACAGCACCAACTAAAGTTGCATATACTGCAGGTGAAACATTCGATGCTACTGGCATGGTAATTACTGCAACTTATGAAGATACAACATCTGCTGCTGTAACTAACTATACATATAGCCCAACTAGAGCATTAGAAACTACTGATGAAGAAGTTACTATAAGCTTTACTAGTGGTGGCGTAACTAAGACTGCTACACAAGCAATTACTGTTAGCGCTGCTATAGGCGGATAATAATTAAATATTTTTGAGGGGTTAAACGCGTATCTAACAACCCCTCTTTTTTAAATTTGAAAGGAGAATTAGAAATGATCGCAAAAACTATAAAATATAAAGATTATAATGATGTTGAAAGAGAGGAAAAGTTCTTTTTTAACTTAACACAAGCTGAAATAACAGAAATGGAACTAAGTGTTGATGGAGGATTAGCTGAAACTATAAAAAATATAATTGAAGCGAAAAATCAACCAGAAATAATCAAATTTTTTAAGAAATTAATTCTTAAAGCTTATGGTGAAAAATCTGCAGATGGAAAAAGATTTAGAAAAACAGATGATGAAGGACATCCTTTATCTGTTGCTTTTTCAGAAACAGAGGCATATTCTAAATTATTTATGGAATTGGCAACAGACGATTCTAAAGCTGCTGAATTTGTTAATGGTATAATGCCATCTGATATAGATAAAAAAGCTTTAGAAGCAGAAGTAGAAAAACAAAGAAAATTATTAGAAAATAAATAAAAAATTTAAATGGAGGTAATGAGAATGCTGCAAATAACTATACCAGCTAAAGAAGCATGGGATGAGAAAAAAGAAGAATTTGTTAAAATTACTCAAGAACAAACTTTACAAATGGAGCATTCTCTTGTTTCCATTTCTAAGTGGGAAGCAAAATGGCGTAAACCATTTTTGACAAAAGAAGAAAAATCTTATGAGGAAACATTAGATTATATAAAATGTATGACAATAACTCAAAACGTTAAATCGGAAGTATATGAACATTTAACGAGAGATAATATAAAACAAATAAATGATTATATAGCTGATTCAAGAACAGCTACAACTTTTTATGATAATAAAACTGGTACTAATAGAGAAACAATAACTTCTGAATTAATATATTATTGGATGATATCTTTAAATATACCTATGGAGTGTCAAAGATGGCATATAAATAGATTGTTAACTTTAATAAGAATCTGTAACATTAAAAATACGCCTCCTAAGAAAATTAGTAAGCGCGATTTGGCCAGTAGATATGCTTCATTAAATGCTGCTAGAAGAAAACAATTTAATTCAATGGGATAATTTTATAGAGGTGATAATATGATAGAATTCAAATCTAGAGGAGATTTTCATAAATTAAATGGTTTTTTAGAGAGAGCTAAAGAAGTTGTAAAATTAGGAAATTTAGATTATTATGGTCGTTTAGGAGTTAAAGCTTTATCAGAAGCAACTCCTAAGGATACTAGAAAAACTGCTGATTCATGGACATATGAAATAATACATGAACGAGAATCTTCGTCTATTGTCTTTCATAATACAAATATTCAAAATGGAGTTCCAATAGCTATAATATTACAGTATGGTCATGGAACAAAAAATGGCGGATGGGTTGAAGGAATAGATTACATTAATCCAACAATACAACCGATATTTGATAAGATAGCAAAAGACGCATGGAAGGAGGTTACAATTACATATGAGTAAAACTATAGACACAAAAGTAGTCGAGATGCGATTTGATAATGCGAATTTTGAGAAAAATGTTAAGCAATCGATGACTACTATAGAAAAATTAAAAGCTTCTTTAAATTTGGATGGAGCTACCAAAGGATTAGAGCAAGTAGAAAAAACTGCTAATAATGTAAATTTTAATAAATTATATGAAGCTGTAGATGAAATGTCTAATCGTTTTAGTATGTTTGGTATAGCTGCTATGACAGTGATACAAGATGTTACTAGAATGATAGAACACAAACTTGTTAGTGCTATTAAATCATTAAGTACTGATAATATTATTGCTGGTTGGCAAAAATTACAGTTAACCGCTAGTTCTATGTCAACATTAGTATCACAAGGTTTTAAATTAGATGATGTAGAAAAACAAGTTGATAAATTAAATTGGTTTACTGATGAAACTAGTTATAATCTTACTGATATGATAGAAAATATCTCTAAATTTACTGGTGCTGGAAAAAATCTAGAAGATTCAGTAACAGCAATGCAAGGTATTGCATTATGGGCTGCTAAATCTGGTCAGAATGCTCAAAAAGCAACTAGTGCCATGTATGCTATGTCACAGGCTATAGGTAGTGGACAAGTAACTGGATATCATTGGAGAATGATTGAAACTGCTCAAATGGCCACAAAAGAATTTAAAGAATTAGCTTTAGAAACAGCAGTAGAAAAGGGCACATTAAAGAAAACAAAAGATGGTAAATATAAAGCTAAAAAAGGAAAAGCATTTGATATCGGAGGATTCAAAGATAGTTTAGCAAAAAGTGATTGGTTTACATCTGATGTTATGATGGCCGTATTTGAAAAATATGGAAAAGCATCAGATCAGATGAACACAGCAATTACTGAAATGAAAGATAAATATAATAAAACAATTACCGCATCGACAATGATTGAAGGATATGATGCTTTAAAAGAAGGAAAATGGGACGAATTTATTAAAGAAAATAAATTAGATAAAATGTCTCAAGAAGCTCAAGAATCTCTTAAAAAGATGATATCTGGTTTTGATGAATTTGGTATGAGTGCACTTAAAGCTGGTCAAGAATATCGTACATGGGAAGACGTCATAATGGCTACAAAAGATGCTGTTTCAACAAAATGGATGAATATAATTAAAAGCTTTATTGGTGATTTGGATGCACAAAAAGAATTTTATAGTACAATTGGCGAAAAATTTTATGATTGGTTCGCTGCACCTTTAGATGAGTTTCAAGATATTTTAGATGAGTGGATAAAAGAAGGTGGACGAGATAGTTTACATTCAGCATTATCTAATATTGCTGAAGCTATAAAATCCATAGTTGATCCAATAAAAGAAGCATGGGACAATGTATTTGAAGGCTTTGATGCAAAAAAATTATTATCTATAACTAAAGCTTTTGAAAATTTTACGACAAAATTAAAAGCTAACGAAAAAGTAACTAATGTTATAAAAAATGTATTCACGGCATTTTTTAATATTTTAAAGACTGGTTGGAATATTGTAAAATCGATAGGTTCAGTATTTATTAACATATTAAAAATATTTAAACCTTTTGCTGAAGGATTATTGATAATAGTAGATGCTTTAGCTAATGTTATAAATAACTTTATGGATTGGATTAATTCGTCAAGAGTTTTAGAAGGTCCTTTAAAATTTATAACTAATATAATACAAAGTTTAGTACTTGAAACTATAAACTTATATCATTCTATAAAGAATAATGAAAAAATAATGTCTATAATAACTAATCTTATAACGTCATTTAAAAATATAGGTGGTTCTGTAATAAATATTTTAAAAACTGCATGGGAATTTATAAAATCTATAGGCTCAAGTTTATTTAATTTATTAAGTATATTTGCTCCTGTTGGAAAAGCATTGTTAGATATAATCGGATATTTTTCCGAATTAATATTAAAAGTAACCGATTACATAAAGCATTCAGAAAAACTTCAAAGCGCTTTTAGCAAAATAGGAGAATGGATAAAGAAAATATCAGAGAAAATAGTAGAATTCTTTAAATCTATAAACTTTGATAAAATAGTTGGATTTTTCAAAACAATATTTGGTTTTCTTAGAAAACTTGGTGCATTAGTCGGACAAGTTTTAGGAAAAGCATTTGAAGTAATAGCACCAAACGGAAGTTTAAAAGATATTTTCGATTTAGCTGGTGCTGGATTATTTGTTGTTTTATTGAAAAAACTAATAGATTTGTTTAAGAAGTTAAAAGATGGCGGCGGAATAGTTTCAGGTGTTAAGAAAATCATTGATAATATTTCAGGAGTATTTGAAAGTTTAACTTCATGTATTGATGAATTTAAAAATAAAATAAAATTAGATGAGCTAAAGAAAATAGCTACATCAATTGCGATTTTAGTAGCATCATTATTTGTTTTATCAATGATCGATTCCGAAAAATTGAAAAGTTCTATTGCAGCATTAACTGCATTATTTGCAGAATTATTAGGTTCATTTAAGATATTATCGAAGATAACTGATGCACATGGTGGAGGTACTGATAAATCAGTAAAGACTTTATTCAAAATGGCATTATCTATGTTTGCTTTAGCTTTAGCATTAAAAGTTTTAGCAACTATGTCTTGGGATGAAATAGGTCGTGGATTAGCTGCTATGGGTGGCGTATTTGCTGAGCTATTAATAGTTATAGCAATAGTTAATAAAGCTAAATTAGATAATACTAAAATGCCTAGCTTTTTTGCTTTTGCTGTGGGTATGGTTGTTATAGCTGGTGCATTAAAGATATTAGCAACTATGTCTTGGGATGAAATAGGTCGTGGATTAGCTGCTATGGGAGCTGTTATATTTGGATTTACAGCTGCTATAGCAATAATTAATAAATCTAGTGGAGATTATAAATCTGAAGGATTAAAAGGGTTCTTCTCATTTGCATTAAGTATGTTATTGTTTGCTGGTGTTATGAAAATATTAGCAACTATGACATGGGATGATATAGGCAGAGCTCTAACAATTATTGAATCTATAGTAGTTAGCTATATAGCTTTGATGATTACTGTTAAAAAGACTAGTAATACTGAAGGTAAAGCAGCTAGCATAAAGGGATTCTTAGCATTTGCTTTAGGAATGATTATATTAGCAAGTGCATTAAAATCTTTATCTAAAATGTCATGGGAAGATATAGAACGTGCATTAGTGTCAATGGCTGGAGCATTATTAATGTTTGTATTAGTCATTCAATTACTAAATTCTTCAAACAATTCAGTAGCTTCAGCATCCGCAATATTAATTATGTCTGCGTCAATTATTGCATTAGCTTTAGGTTTAAAAGTACTAGCAACAATACCTGTTGATAAATTAATTAAATGCGGAGTAGCATTAGCATCATTTATGGCTATAATGGGTATAGCCGCAGCGATATTAGCACCATTATCACCTATCATAATTACTTTATCTGCATCTTTTGCATTATTAGGTGCTGGAGCAATAGCATTAGGTGCTGGTTTAGCAATAATATCTGCTGGAATAGTTGCATTTGCTTTAGTAATAACAGCTAATATAAAATTAATAATAGCAGCATTCTTAGCTATAATAAATGGAATAGCTGATTTATTGCCAGCTATATTTAAAGTAATTAAAAATTTAATAATTGGAATATGTGATGTAATTATAGAGACTGCTCCAAAAATAGCAGAAACTTTAGTAAAAACTTTAGTCGATGTATTAAAAGTTTTAGTTGATTATATTCCACAATTAGTATCACTTTTAGTTGATTTTATAGTATCATTATTTGATAGTCTAACAACAAAAATACCAGTAATTATTAAATCATTAGTAAATTTTGTAATGGCTATATTTAATGGCTTTACAGAAGCATTAAAAGATGTAAATATATCAGATTTAATAAAAGGATTAGAATCAATAGGTATAATTGCATTAATAATGATAGAATTAGGTGCTCTTGCATTGTTAGCTCCTGCCGCAATAGTTGGAGTATTAGCATTCGGTGCTTTAATAGCTGAATTAGGAGCTGTTATAGCTGCTGTTGGAGCATTAAATAAAATACCAGGATTTAATGAATTGGTAAAGAGTGGTGGCGAATTATTATTATCAATAGGAACTGCTATAGGTAACTTTATAGGCGGTTTAATTGGTGGAATAGCGAGTGGCATATCAGATGCTTTACCAAATATAGCTTCTAATTTATCACAATTTATGGTAAATTTATTACCATTTATAACTGGCATGCAACTTGTTCCTTTTGATATTGTAGCAAGAATTGGTGTGTTAGCAGCTGGAATAGCTGCATTGTCTGTTGCTAACTTTATAGATTCAATAACTACAATAGCATCATTCGGTCACGGATTAGGCGATATGGGTAAAGATCTAAGTGAATTTATGACAAATTCCAAAGACTTTATAGAAGGTGCTGCTAAGATTAATCCTAAAGTTGCAGATAATATGGCTAAATTAGGATCAGCTATATTAACTATAACTGCAGCTGATTTATTAAATAATATATCATCTTGGTTAACTGGTGATAATTCATTAGCTGACTTTGGAGATGCCATAGGTTCTCTTGGAACTAGCATGGCAACATTCTCTAAGAATTTAGGAACATTTGGAGATGAAGAAACTAAAACTGTTGATTGCGCTTCAAGAGCAATAGTATCATTAGCTGATGCGGCTAAGAAAATACCTAATGAAGGTGGATTATGGGGTGCTATTGTTGGAGAAAATAGTTTATCAACATTCTCTGGATATTTACCAGGTTTAGGTACAGATTTAGCTGATTTTAGAGATAATCTTGGAACATTTACTGACGAAAATGTAACAACAGTGGATTGCGCTTCAAAATCTATTTTAGCATTAGCAGAAGCTGCCAAGAAAATACCTAATGAAGGTGGATTATGGGCAGCAATTGTTGGCGATAATAGTTTAGGAAAATTTTCTGGATATTTACCTGATTTAGGTACAAATTTAAATAAATTCGGAACAAATCTTGGAACCTTTAGTGATGATCAAGTTGCTACTGTTGAATGTGCTGCTGGTGCAATAGCATCTTTAGCAGAAGTATCCAAAAATATTCCTAAATCTGGTGGAGTATGGCAATGGCTATCTGGAGAAAATGATATAAAGAGTTTCTCTGAAAAATTACCATCTGTTGCTGAAGGAATAAAAGGATTTACTGATAATTTAGGAACATTTGGAAAAGATAAAGTAAGTAGTGTAAATGCTGCTTCAAAAGTTCTAGAACAATTAGTAAATTTTGCTAAAGTTGATATTAATAGTTTAGTTTCTAATTTATCATCTTTAGGAAATAAACTAAGTGTCTTTGGAAATGGAATTAAAGATTTTGTTTCTATCATGTCAACAATGGATGGAGACTCAATGAAAGAAGCAACAAATAATTTAGCATTATTATCTGATGAATTTATAAACATTTTATCTAGCGAGGAAATGAAAAAGAAAATAGAAAGTGTTGGTAAAACTTTCGATGAAGGATTTGCAAATGGCATTAAGAATAATAAGAAATTAGTTACAGATGCTGTAACAGATCTTGGTACAGATGCATATTCTTATTTGAAAACAGCAATAGATGCTCATTCTCCTTCTAGAAAAACTTTAGAATTAGGTAATTTCTTTGGTATGGGCTTCATAAATGGAATAAAAGAATATACTAGTGAAGCTTATAGTGAAAGTGAAAGTATGGCCAATGAAGCCACAAAAGGTTTGACTTCCGCTATATCAAAAGTTAATGATATATTAAATGATGATACTACTAACCAACCAATGATTAGACCTATATTAGATTTGTCAGATATAGAAGATAATGCTAATAAGATAGGAAATATGTTTGGAAATGTTGACGTTGGAACAAATTTAAATGCCATTAGTTATGGAATGAGACAACGAATTCAAAATGGAGCTAATAATGATATAGTATCAGCTATAAATAAATTAGATTCAAAAATGGGTTCTACTGGAAATATTTATAATATTAATGGCGTAACATATGACGATGGAAGCGGAGTACAAAATGCAGTTGCAACATTAATTAGAGCTGCTAACATTGAAAGGAGATCATAAATATGGGTAAACAAGGTAATAATTGGGTAGTAGAGACTAATGATAGTCTTTGGAGTATTGCAAGATCAGTATATAATGATCCATATAGATGGACTTCTATAGCAGATACTAATGGTATATCTCGTTCTGCTCCGTTTATATTTGTCGGAACGACATTGAAATTACCAGCAATAACGCCTACTAAATCAAAAACAACTAAAGTTACAGGAACAAAAGTTCGTTTCGATTGGTTTAGTTTAGATGCTGGTACAGATAGAAGCATGTTTGCAACATGGTCTTATGATAAAAAACATACAGATCATTATGAGGTAAAATGGGAATATGATGTGGGAGATGGAATATGGAGATCTCAAAATCCTACAAATACACAATTAAAACAATCTTCATATTCTGCTCCATCAGAAGCTAAAAAAGTAAGAATTCAAGTAAAACCTATTGCTGCTCAGCATAAAGATGATGACGATCAGATGGTTTATTGGTGGAAAAATGGTGCTTGGCAAAGTACATCTTATAATTTTAGCAATAATCCTCCTTATATGTTACCAGCTCCAAGTTATGAAATTAGTAATACTAATGTGTTAACTGTTGAACTGAATAATATATCAGAACAAATAAATGCAAACAAAGTAGAAGTTGCAATTTATAGAGATGATACATATAAATATAAGACTGGAACAACTAGTATAAATTTGCAAGCAAGATATGCTAAATTCACTACGACTGTTGAAGAAGGTCATAAATATAAAGTAAGAGTTAGAGCTGTTAGAGGAAGTATATATGGTGGTTGGTCTGATTTTACAGAAAATCAATATTCAACACCAATAGCTCCAACTAGTATCACAACTCTTACACCTAAAAAAATAAGCGAACAAATGGCTGTTCAATATGCAGTATTAGTTGAATGGCCTGCTGTTTCATCTGCTAAAACATATTTAGTTGAATGGGCTACAAATATTGAATATTTTGATACTGGTCAAGCATCTAGTCAACAAACAGAAGAAGGAGCTGGACCAAAATTATTAGTAACCGGAATAGAATTAGGTCATGAATATTTCTTTAGAGTCGCATCAATAAATGATAAAGGTAAGTCGAGAACATATACTCCTATTCGATCAGTAACTCTAGGAACTAGACCTGCTGCACCTACAACATATAGTAATGTTACATCATGTGTATTAGGTGAAGATTTAAAATTATATTGGGTTCATAATTCAACAGATGGCTCAATTGAAACAACTGCAAGAATTCATTTTACAATAATTGATTCAGCACATCCTGAGTTACAACCAGTTGAAAGAATAGAAGTTGTTCCAAATACTAAACCAGAAGAAGAAAGAAATACAACGAGTGTATATGTAATAAATACAGATGATCCATCATGGTCTACTGTTGGTGCTGGTTATATTATAAAATGGAAAGTACAGACAGCTGGTGTAATAGCAGAATATAGTGATTGGTCTGTTGAAAGAGAAGTAAATGTATATCAAAAACCAGAAATAACAATAGATTTATTAAATAATGAAGGAGTGTCTGTTGATGAAATAGATAATTTTCCTTTCTATATTTCAATAGTAGCAACTCCAATGGAACAAATACCGATTAGTTATTATATAGAAGTGGTATCTAATGAAGCATATGAAACAGTAGATGATGTCGGAAACATCAAAATGGTTAGTATTGGTGATAAAATATATCAAAAATATTATGACCCACAAGATAATCCATGGGAATTTTTATTAGAAATGACTCCTGGAAATATAGATTTGGAAAATAATGTATCATATACAATAAATGCTACAGTTTCTATGAATTCTGGTTTAAATGCCGATGATACTAAAACAACTACAGTATATTTTGAAGATATGTTTTATGATGTAGCTGCCGATATGATATTTAACGAAGATACATATGAGGTAAGTATACATCCATATTGTATAGAATATATAGAAGAAAATAATGAATTAGTACCATCATTAGTTGATAATTGCAAATTGGCAGTATATAGAAAAGAATATGATGGAACATTCACTGAAATAGAAAAAAATATAGATAATGAAGAAACATTATATATTGTCGATCCTCATCCATCATTAGATTATGCTAGATATAGAATAGTAGCAAAAACAGATGATACTGGGGCAATAAGTTATGCTGATGTAGAACCTTTAAAAATAGGAGAAACATCTATAATAATACAATGGGCTGAAAAATGGAGTCCATTCAATGTTGATGATAATGGTGATGGATTAGTAGAGCCACCTTGGTCTGGTTCACTAATTAAATTACCTTATAATATAAGTGTTTCTGATAATAAACAACCAGATGTATCTTTAGTTAATTATATAGGAAGACAGCATCCAGTTAGTTATTATGGAACACATTTAAATGAAAAATCTACATGGAATGTTGATATTCCAAAATATGATAAAGAAACACTATATGCAATTAGAAGATTATCTAGATGGACTGGAGATGTTTATGTAAGAGAACCTTCTGGAATAGGCTATTGGGCTAATGTAGTTGTTTCATATAGTCTTAAATATTCAGATTTAGTAGTTCCTATAAGCTTAAATATAACTAGAGTGGAAGGAGGTATTTAGTATGATTGATTGGTCTGAATCAATGAATCAGACATTTGAATACTATATAGTAGATCCAAACACTTGGAAAGATAAGGAAAAATTAACTACTGTAAAATCTAGTAGTATAACAAGAGATAGCGGAGTTGAAACATTAGGCTCCGCTTCTATTGATATTAATGATATGGTTGGAGAATGTTACATAAGAATATATCTTGTAGCAACTCAAAATGTAGTAACGGAAAAAATATCATTAGGTGTATTTTTAGTTCAAACACCAACATCAAGTTTTGATGGAAAGGTAAGAACAGTATCTATGGATGCATATACACCATTAATAGAATTAAAAGAGAAACAAGTTCCATTAGGATATTCTTTATTAAAAAATGATAACATTTTAGAGCAAGCATATCTTATAGTAAGAGATAATGTTAGAGCTCCAGTTGTTAAAACTGAATCTGACCAAACATTACAAAGTACTTTTGTAGCTAATACTGGTGATAATTATTTAACATTTATAATTGATTTGTTAGCCAGAGCAAAATATAAATTAGAATTGGATTCCGATGGAAAAATATTGTTTGCTCCATATCAAACTTTTGATCAATTACAACCAGTATATACTTATAATGATGATAACAGTTCAATTTTATATCCAGAAATAAACATGTCTCATGATATTTATGGAATACCAAATGTTGTAGAGGTTGTATGCTCTATTGGATCTGAAATATATTCAACAACAGTAAGAAATACGGATCCGAATAGTCCAACGTCAATACAATCTAGAGGTAGAGAAATAATATATAGAGATACGTCTCCTAGCTTACAAGGATATCCAACAGTAGAACAGATAAATGAATATGCCGAAAATTTATTAAAACAATTAAATTCAGTAGAGTACCAAATATCGTATTCTCATGGATATTGTCCAGTAAGAGTAGGAGATTGTGTTAGATTAAATTATACAAGAGCTGGATTAAATGGCGTAAAAGCCAAAGTTATATCACAAAATATAAAATGTGATTCAGGAATAACTGTTTCTGAAACAGCTATATTTACTAAAAATTTATGGAAATAAGGAGGTAATATTATGGCATTATCACAAGATATAGTTTCTCAATTTGCTAAATTGGTTGACAATAAAAAAGAAGAGAAAAAAGAAGAAACCATAAGAGGAACATATAAAAAAATAGGAAATGTTGAATATGTACAATTAGATGGTTCTAATGTATTAACTCCTGTAGAATCTACTGTTGAAGCAGAAACAGGCGATAGAGTACAAATAATGATTAAAGATCATTATGCCACAGTAACAGGAAATATAACAGATCCTGCTGCTCGTAGTAGATCCGTAAAAGATTTGGCTGATACTGTTGATGAACATGGTAATACAATTCAACAAATGGATAATACAATAATACAACAAGGAAATTCCATAATTCAAATGGATAATACAATAAATCAACAAGGTAATACCTTGAATCAGCATAACAATGCAATTAATCAACAAAATGATAGAATTGTATCATTAAATAATACAGTAATAGCTCAAGGAAATTCAATAGAAGCTAATAGTAATAGTATAGTTGCTCAAGGAAATATTATAGATAGTATGAACAATACCATAACTGAGCACGGAAATAATATAACTAGTATTAATAATACAATTCAACAACATAATAATAGAATTACTCAAAATGAGAACACTATTACTCAACAAGGTAACACCATAACACAATATGGTAATACCATTACTCAACAAGGAAATATCATCACTCAACAAGGTAATACTATAACTCAACAAGGCAATACGATAACACAACAAGGTAATACTATAACTGAACAAGGTTCTAATATTACTATATTAAATAGTGCGTTTACAATAAATCAAGGTGTATTAACTGGTTTATCAGCAGCTATTATTGATAAATTAAAAACAGATAGTCTTGATGCTGCTTATGCAAAAATTGATTTTGCTAACATTAATATGGCTTCAGTTGGTCAATTATTTGCTAAATCTGGTATAATAAATGATCTTGTTGTTGGTCAATCAAGCATAACTGGTGAATTAGTTGGTGTTACTTTAAAGGGCGATTTAATTGAAGCTAATTCATTAAAAGCTGATAAATTGGTAGTTAAAGGTTCTGATGGTTTATATTATAAGTTAAATATAGATGGTATGAATAATATATCAACTACTCAAGCATCAAAATTTACATTAACCGATTCCGAACCAGATGATTGGTCTGATAGTTATACTAATTATTACATAATTCAAAATGGAAACTATGTTCATGTAACAGAAGGTCAATCTGCTCCATCTTGGGCAGCTAATACATACTATAAATTAAATTCTGCTCATGAAACTGGTTTAGATGGTACTGTAATTGTTGCACAATCTGTTACAGCAGACAAAATTCAAGTTACTGATTTAGTAGCTTTTGGAGCTACAATTGGCGGATTTATAATTGGCAATACCAATATACATACCATTGGCAAAGATGCAATAAATTCGAATGTTACAGGCATATACATGGATAAAGACGGACAAATTTATATTGGTGATAATACAAATGGAATAAAATTTTATAAAGACACTAATAATCAATGGAAATTAGAAATAACTGCATCTACAATGAAATTTAGCGGTAGCAATAAAACTATTCAAGAAGAAATTAGCGATATTGCCAGTGCAGCATCCGATGCTTCTACTGCAGCTAGTGCAGCTCAAAGTACCGCTAATTCAGCATCAAGTACAGCTAATACAGCAATTAACTTACAATATAATTTTATAAAAAACACATCTGGTCATGCGTTAAATCAAAATTATATTGTGGCTTCAGATGAAAATGGTGCATATGATTATATAACTAAAGATGCTGGTTTTGCTATAAATAAACCAATATTATTTGTCAAAAATACAATAAATTCGAATTATAGTTCATATGATAATTATACATCATATTATAGTATAAATTTTGGAAACACTTTATTGAAAAGTAATTCAACAACATGGTATATAAGTTCAACGAATCCTTCGGGTTCTTCGTCAGAGGGAAAACGTCATTTTAATACCTCGACAGGAAAACATTTCATTTATACAAATGGCAGTTGGACAGATTTGGGTTATCTTGTTCGACAAAATAAAACATTATATGCTAAAGGAAAAATTAAAAATCAATTATTTACAGTTGATGATGTAGCTTATATGACTGAAATACCAGATCCATTTAATTTGACAACATCAGAGCCAGATGATTGGTCTGATAATTATGAACATTATTTTCTAAAAAATGAAGATAATGAATATGTACATATTTCTAGTGAAACTGCTCCTACATGGACTGCAGATACATATTATGAATTTATTGATGATGGTTCTTATTACATGGTAATAGGATATATGATGACTAATAGCCAGAATAGTTTTTTAAATTATTTTACGCTTCAATCAGATCATCCAATATATAAATTCGTTGATGGTCAATTTGTTTTAACAAATCAAATAGATTTATATTTAACGCAAGATGATAAAGATAAAATGGAGCAAGAATATCAAAATTATTCTAATAGTATACTAGAGGAATATAAATCTACAGTTGATCAAAAATTTGATAACTATGTATCACAAACAGAATGGCAGGAAAGTTTTGGAGAAAATGGAACGATAACCACACAATGGAATACTGATATTGGAAAAAAAATAGATGAATATGATCCTAGTGGCTCTGGTATACAATGGGTTAACACAATGATTAATGCTATATCTAGAGGTGTAAAAATTTGTACAATAAAATATCAGTTAGTTGACACTGGTTTAAAACCAAGTAATCCGAAAGATGATCCAACTAATTGGGTTAGTACAGAAACATCATATTCTTCGGATCAAAAAGATTTATATGCTTGTTTAGGATTGTCATATACTAATAATGCATCCGATATTACAGCATATACTAATCCAAAAAAATTTAATGGATACCAATTAGCAAAAGAGGCTTATGGCATTAATGTTGACAATTCACAACCAATTAGTATGCCTTATATAAATATACATACAAATGTGGATGAAGGATATTCTTTAGAATTAGACAACATATCTATAATAATAAGAAAAGGATATCAAATTATATCTTCTTGGGAAAATGATACTTTTTCTATCGACACAGTTGTCTCAAATAGAATATTAGATGTCGGAGATTTTGAATTCATAAAAAATGAAACAACTGGTGGTTTAACATTTCAACATAAATAGGAGGTAATATATTATGGCAGTAGCAAATAAAGTTTTAACACTTACTCCAACAAATTATGGCGGACATAAAGCTGTGAAAGTAACTGCAACATTTATAGAAACAGTTAATCCAGAAACTAATAAAAGTACAATTAATTTTACAGTAGCATTGGACAGAAATTCATGGACAACAAGTTTTTATGATATGCATAACAAAATAAGAGTTAAAGTTACAATAAATGGAACAACAAGAATTGTTCCAATACCATCGTATAATCATAATGATACATGGAATGGTAAAATAACTACACCATCATCTACAACTTATAATGGTGGTACAACGGTAACATATTCTACTGGTGCATCAACAATTTATGCTGATTCAAGAGAATCAAATGGAAATACAATACCGCCAATAGGTGGTACAAATTTGGCTCCGGTTGTCGTAGCACATAATGACGATGGAACAAAAACTATAACAGTAGCAGTTGCAATTGAAGATGATCATTCTTCTTCTATAACATATACTACCGGTGCTGCTAGTACATCTGGGTCTTGGACATTATCAAATATAGCAAGAGCATCTACAATAGCTTTTACATCCGGAAGTACGTTGACAATAAAAGGAAGCGATTATTCTTCTAGTGAAAATGGTTTATTATTTACAATAATGAAAGCAAGTCCTTCTTATAGACATCAATTAAAAGCAATTTTTGATGGTGTAGGTTATACTATAGCCAACGACGTTGAAGCATCTACGGCTACAATTGGAAATTCTGTTAATTGGAAACCATCGCTTCTAACTCAAAAAGATTTATTATCTGGTATGCAGAATGTTATATCAAAAACTGGAACCATTGTATTAGAAACATATAATGGGTCTAACATGATCGGATCAAAATCATTAACATTTAGTATAAATATTGGAACTTCGTCTTTAGTTATGCCTTCTATAACAATTCCTAGTGGATCTAGTATATCTTTAATAGAAGGAGATAATACTCCTGTACGAGAACAAAGTTGGGGCGACAACATACATGTTAAAACCATGTCATGGCCAAAAATAGTAGACACAAATGTTGTTTATACTGCTGGATATGCGGCATCTATATCAAGCTATTCTTTAGATTATTATGATAATAATGACGTTTATATTTCATCCATAAATTCAATTAGTATAGCAGATTTAAATACTGTATTATCTACAAATTTTAATAAAAATGTACAGTATAAATATAAATTAAAAATAACTGATTCTAGAGGAAAAACAGCTAGTTCTGATTATTTACCATTTACATTATTAGATTATAGTATACCATATATAAATAATGGATACTCATCATATAGATGCAATTCTGGTGGAACATCAACTGATAAGGGAGAATACTTAAAATATATATTTTCTGGTGGAGTATCTAGTATTAATGGAAATAATACAATGACTGTTAGAGTTGGTACGAAAGTTTCAACAGATGCAACATATTCTTATCAAAATATAATAACTAGTGGCCAAACATTTTCTACAAATCAGATATCTGATAATGGAAATTTTAGTACTGGATCTAAATATGATGTTATATTTGAAGTAACCGATATATTTGGAGCGAAAGCAACTAAAACTATGTCTATTCAATCATCTTTTGTATTGATGGACTTTAAACCAGATGGACATGGTGTTGCTTTTGGAAAAACAAATACACAAGATGGTATGGAAATAGATATGCCAATATATCTTGGAGAACATGGTGAATTTAAAACCCCAGTTAAATCGTCTGTAGATAATTTAACAGAAGCATTATTTAAACAATTTAATTCAACTGTAACCACAAAAGCATTATTTAATTTAACAAGAGCTAATAGATTAGTTTGTTTGCCAGCCGATCAAATAATTATTGAAAAATCAACTGATAAAGGTGGTACTTGGTCAGATGCTGGTTTTACAGATGCACAAAAAGTAGCATTATTTTTAGGAGATAATTCTGGAGCAATTACTATACCATTAAAAAATGGTGCTAGAAGCACAGATTGCATGTTACGAATAACTATAACAGCTATGAAATACAATGTTCCTAGTGGTACTGCAGAAACTAGTAAATATAGTTATTGGAATAGTACGAATGTATCAAGTAATGAACGATATTGTACACTTCAAACCTTATATTTCTGGGTAAATACGTTGGAAGATGGTTTATGGTTAAAAGTAGAAAGAAGTACTGGTGGAGCTTCAACTACTTGGGAAACAATATTCGATACTTCAACTGATGCTGACAGACTTCCATTACGTGGATATTCAGGAATGGATGTTGTTTCTTTTGAATCTGCTCATTTTGGTGGTTCTACTACTCAAACGAATAACTGTTGGAATTATAGACTAACACTTAGATTATGTACAACAGATAGTACAAGCGATTCAACATTATTTGATGATTCTAAATTAAATAATACATCAACTTCTCAAACAACTATTATTGGTATAATGGGATATGGCGATAATTGTTGGAGAGCTTCTAACAATTTAATGAAATCAGATCATATATATACATGGGATGCAGATGGAAATGCTCAATTTCAAAGGCATATTCAATTATTGCCAGGTATAGGAATTCAACTTAAACCTATTACTGGAAGTGGATATATCAATTTATTTTGTGCTAATGGTAATAACCAAGACCAAACAATTCGTATTCCAGATAAAGCAGGTAATATAGTACTAGTTAAATCACTTTATAATAATACTAGTGGTGGAACTAATGCAGCTTTTTCTTTAAATGAGGCTTATACTAACTATGATTTAATTGAAGTTGTTTATAATTATACGAATAATTCTTCGTGGTTATCTGCAAGATTTATTCCTTCTAAGGGTTCTACCCTACAACTTATGGGAGATTATGATGATGGTACTTATCTATATCATATAGTTGAATTACTTAAATTCAGTGGTACCTCAGTTACTATTAGTAGTGCTATTAGATGGCGTTTTAGTACAAGTGGTAATGCAACAAGAGCAACAAGTGCGACAAATATAAAGATTCATACCGTATGGGGGTATAAAACACAATAAAAGGGAGGTTTAAAAATTGAGCGATTGGCTACAATTTGGAGCTACGATAGGAGTAGCAATAATAGGTTTAATTGGAATAATTATTCAAACTAAATCAAAAGAAAAACAAGAAAATATGTCAAAAACTCTAGACGCAATGCGTAAAGAGAGTAAAGATGGAGATAAACAATTATCTGGCAAGTTAGATACAGCAAAAATGCAAATACTTAAAGTATGGCTCACTGTAGAACTTACTAAAGTTAGAGATAAATTATATTCTCCAAACGAAGAACAAAAAAGGCTTCTTTTAGAAGCTAAAAGAGAATACAATAATTTAGGTGGGGATTCGTACGTAGACGACATGTTTGATGAACTAAAAAAGTCTAAATTATTATAAAGGAGGAAATCAAAATGGATATGTTTAAAGAATTCATAAAACCAGAATTATTAATATTAATACCAGTTTTATATTTAATTGGTATGGGAATTAAAAAATCTGAAATGAAAGATAAATATATTCCTTTAATATTAGGATGTGCAGCAGTTATATTATCAGCATTATATGTATTTGCTACATGTGATGCTCATAATTTTAAAGATATATGCTTAATCATATTTACATCAATTACACAAGGTATATTAACTGCTGGTGCTAGTGTATATTTTAATCAATTATACAAACAATCTAAAAAGAAAGATTAATGACTATAACAAATGATTTATATTTGTAGAAAGGAGTTTAAATATGTTAAAAATTAATGGGACTGCTATATTATTAACAAGGGGAGATAGATGTACTATTTCATTGAAAGTAAAACCAAAAGAAAATGAAAATTATATTTTAAATCCTGACGATATAGTATCATTTGCAATTTATAATAAAAAAGAATTAGATAAAGAACCTTTATTACTAAAGGAAACTACAATCTTAGAAGCTACTAATAATGTTGATATTTGCCTAACTAGTGATGATACACGAATTGGAGAATTAGCAAATAAACCAATAGATTATTGGTATGAAATTCAATTAAATTATGAACAAACATTGATTGGTTATGATGATGCTGGTCCAAAAATATTAACATTATATCCTGAGGGGAGTGACCTTAGATGAATACTGAATTAATTAATAATGATGAAATAGTAGCTGAATTATCTTCAGATATTGAGATAGAAACCGAATTATATCCTAAGGGGCCAAAAGGGGACACTGGTCCTGTTGGTCCTCAAGGTTTAAAAGGTGATCCTGGAGAAAAAGGCGAAAAAGGTGATAAAGGTAATCCTGGAGATACCGGTCCAAAAGGAGATAAAGGCGACCAAGGAGAAAAAGGTGATAAAGGTGATCCTGGTGAAAAAGGTGAAACCGGAAATCAAGGTCCACAGGGTATTCAAGGTCCACAAGGAGAACAGGGACCTAAAGGAGAAACTGGAAATCAAGGTCCACAGGGTATTCAAGGACCCCAAGGTGAGCAAGGCCCTAAAGGTGAAACCGGACCACAAGGTCCGCAAGGAATTCAAGGAAAACCTTTTACAATAGAAGACGTATATAGTACTGTTCAAGAAATGATTGCTGATTATGATAATAAAAATATAAATGATTATGTCATGATTCAAGGAAATATTGAACAAGAAGATAATGCCAAGTTATTTGTAAAAAAAGAAACTGAAGATCCTACTTATAGATGGATTTATATTGCTGATTTTTCAGGAGCCACTGGCATACAAGGTCCACAAGGAATACAAGGTATACAAGGCATACAAGGTCCTAAAGGAGAAACTGGTCCGCAAGGTGAGCAAGGCCCTAAAGGTGATCAAGGTATTCAAGGTCCGCAAGGTGAGCGAGGCCCTAAAGGTGAACAAGGTATTCAAGGAATACAAGGTGAAACTGGACCGCAAGGACCCCAAGGAGAACAAGGAGCTAAAGGTGAAACCGGACCACAAGGTCCGCAAGGAAACGATGGTTATACGCCTATAAAAGGAACCGATTACTTTACACAACAAGACATTGCTGATTTATCTACAAATTTCGAAAATGTTAATAATAAAATAACTACTATTTTGGATACAAGTACTGATACAGAATATCCATCTGCTAAAAGTGTATATGATTTTATTGATGCACGTTTTCCAGATGGAATGTATATTATGAGTTATGGAAAATCAACATGGGCTGATTTCATCGAAGCTTATCAAAAAAGAATGATTGTATATTGTAGAGCATCAAGTAGTAGTAATCCTGCTACTGGCTCTCAAACAAGAATGGCTTTCATGGCATATGTAAATAATGCTGATAATCCTACAAATGTTGAATTCCAATATTACAGAAGTATGTCTAGTCATAGTGCATCTCAACAAGGTGATCAAGTTTTCGTTTATAAATTAGATAAAACTAGCGGTTGGACAGTAACTACCAGAGAAGCATCTTCGAAAGTAGTTGTTGGCAATGGACTATCAAGTTCATATAGTACTGATACTGTAACATTAAGTGCAGATACAAGTGTATTAGCGACTAAATCTTATGTTGACAGTGCAATAGGCAGTGCGTTAGGAGGTAGTTATTAATGGCTAGAACAGATACATTAACAAATTATTTAACAGATATAGCAGATGCTATTAGAGAAAAAACTGGGTCAAGTGACCCTATACAAGCAAGTTCTTTTGATACTGCTATTGAAAATATCCCAAGTGGTGGCGGTTATCCACCTGATTGGAGTGAGATAGGATATTCAGGCACACCTGATTATATAACAAACGCTTTTGATTATGCAAAAGATATATATGATAATTGGGATAGTAGTATAACTTCAATGAGTTATTTATACAATGGTAACCAAACTTTGAATTTTATGCCTTTAGTTGATACCTCTAATGTAACAAGTATGTATTACACATTTTATGAATGTGCGAGATTAGTGTATGTCCCTCTATTAAACACGAGCAATGTTACAGATATGGAGGGAATGTTTAGTTCGTGTGGTAGTTTAAAATCTATCCCATCATTTGACACGAGCAAAGTTACAAATATGCGTAATATGTTTAGCAGTTGCCAAAATATAATAACAGTGCAACAATTAAACACCGAAAAGGTAAGTGATATGAGTGGGCTATTTAGTGGTTGCCAAAGATTAGTAAATATACCTCAACTAAATACCGCTAATGTTAAAAATGCAAGTAGTATGTTTGGCACTTGTAAGGCTTTAATTAGTATACCTTTGTTAGATATGGGGAAAGCCATTGCAATATCTAGTATGTTCAGTGTTTGTAGTGCTTTAGAAAGCCTAGGTGGGCTAAAAGATTTGGGTAAGGCATATCAAACAAGCCGACAAGAAAATTATAGTTCGTATACTCTTGATTTTTCTTCTTGCCCTTTACTAACACACGAAAGTTTAATGAATGTAATTAATAATTTATACGATATAAAAACAAAAGGTTGCAGAAATCAAAAACTTAATTTAGGCTCAACAAACTTGGCTAAATTAACTGCCGAAGAAATCGCAATAGCAACTAATAAAGGTTGGAATGTTACATAAACAAAGGAGTGATATTATGATACCATTAAAATTAACTGGTAAATTAATAGTTCGATCAAAATATGGATGGAGAATTCATCCTATAGAAAAAGTTAGAAAATTTCATCATGGAATAGATGTTGTTGGTGGTAGTGATATTTTAGCAACAGCTAATGGCAAAGTTGTAAAAGTTGTTAATAAAGGTAAAAAAGGCGGAACTATGTGCATAATCAGAATACAACATAAAGATTATCAAAGTGCTTATTATCATAATAAAAGCGGAAGTGCTAAAGTTAAAGTTGGAGATTATGTAAATCAGGGTGATTTTATAGCAATAACTGGTGATACAGGTGGAGCTACTGGAGTTCATTTACATTTTCAAATAGATAAAGGATCAAATGCTAGTAGTATAGACCCAACCGATTATGTAAAAGGTAAAAAAGAACTTAATGGATTATTAAGTTTACCTTTAGGAAATTATATTGTCATATCACCTAGATACGTACGTTATGGCGCTGGCACCAATTATGGAATTAAAAAAGTAAAAGAATTAACTAAAGATGGTCAAAAGCATTGTGTTAATCAAAAAGAAAATGCTAATGCTCAATATAAAAAAGGAACTGTATTCTCAGCTAAAGAATTTAAATATGCTAAGAATGGTGCTATATGGGCATGTACACCTAGTGGATGGGTATGTGTTCAAAGCCATAAAGGAAAAGCATATTGCAAACAAAAATAGAACGCGTATTATACATACGCTTTTTATTTTTCGCGTAATATACACACATTATAATAGAAAGAAGGAGAATGGAAATGAGTAAATTTATTGGAGTATTATTATTATTCTTAGTAGGAATTGTATTATTATTAGGAGATGCAATCGCATGGTTATTAAGTGTATTATACTTAATAATCGATGAGGTTATTTTCACTAAGAAATTTAATACAAAATTTAAAGAATTAAATGTAATATTCATTGATGAATTTAAAGACACAATTTCAAGCTTAAAATCTATATATGAAGAAGTCTAATTAACTTAGACTCTTTATATTTTCGGAAAGGAGAATGTTAATGGAATTAGCAATATTTGTGATAGGTTTTACGATTGGTTTTATTTTTTGCTTGATATTTAAACGAAAAGAATATGCATACGGTCAAGTAGATATAGACCCCATTACAGGATTATGTCGTTTTAGAATATCTAGTGATAAAATAGCAGATCCTAGAAAAAAACATGCTATTTTTAAAATTAATCACAATGTCGATATTTCGCGTGATGAACAGTGACTGTAATGAAGGGGGTAATTGTTATCATGTAAAAATAAAGGAGGATAAAACATGGACAATAACATCGAAGAAGCCTTATGGAGAGATTATAATGATTTAGGAAATATAATCACTGTAATTGGCAATGACAATGAACAGAAAGGCGATATTTTAAATGAAAGAGATAGGATTAGAAACGAATTAATCAAGTTAGAACAAAGCAAAAATGAATTTAGAATGAAAAGGGAAGAAATTGAAGCTGAAAATAAACGAGAAAACATTCGTAATAATATAACTATCGGAACATTTGCAATATCTACCTTAATAAGTTTATATGCAATAGCCAAAACATTTAGATTTGATCAGGAATCAACTATAACTAGTACATTAGGCAGAAACATTTTAAATAGTGTTATACCTAAATTATTTAAAAAGTAGATAACATTAAAACCTTATCAAGAGTAGACGAAATATATAATCGCCTATTCTTTTTGTTTTTGCTTAATTTAGAAAGGAGAATATTTATGAATAAAACTCAAGTATTTTTGAAAGCATATTCGCCAACTATATTAACTGTAATTGGTTCCACAGGTGTTATAATTACGGCTGTATTGGCTGTTAAGGGGACTCCTAAGGCACAAAAGTTAATAGAAGAGGCAAAAAATAGTAAAAATGATGAATTAACGGCTATAGAGACAATAAGGGTAGCTTGGAAGCCATATATTCCAGCTGTGATATCTGGATTGTCTACTATAATGTGCATATTCGGGTCTAATTATTTAAATACAAAGAAACAAAGAAATTTAGCGTCTGCTTATATTCTATTAGAAAATGCATTTAAAGAATATAGACAAAATATAATAAAAGAACATGATGAAGAATTTGATAAGCAATTATATGAAGAATCATCACGTAAACAATTAGAAAATTTAGAAGATGATGATACATTATTTTTTGAATTTAATTCAATGAGATTTTTTGAGACAAGTATACATAAAGTACTACAAGCGGAATGCAAAGCAAAAACACAATTTGAAAAATGTGAATTATTATCATTAAATGATTATTATTCATATTTAGGATTAGCACCATCTCCATATGGGGATTGCTTAGGTTGGAGTAAATTTCAAATGGAAACAGAAGAACATGTTGATGATTTAGAATTTACTTATGAAAGAGTTATCATGACAAATGGTTTAGTATGTTATAATATTATAACAAATGTTGCACCAACAATGGATCATTTCTGCTTTTAATTCGCGTAATAATCATATATTATAATGAAAGAAAGGAGAATTAACCATGAATAAAATATTAGTAATGAAAGTTGTAGGTTATGCATGTAGCATTTGCGGTTTAATATTAACAGGAATTGCTGGTGAAATGGATAACAAAATACATCTTGAAAAACTTGTAAATAAAAACATTGGAGATGTGGTTAAAAACAATATTGCAAAATAAAGGATTATACATAGTCCTTTATTTTTTAAGAAAGGAGAATAATTATGAGTTTTAAACTAAATCAAGGAATAAAAGCGGTTAGAGGATTTATTATAAAAAATAGTCCTCAAATATTGACAGGGATTGGTATATCTGGTATGATATTTTCAACTGTATTAGCAGTTAAAGCTACTCCAAAAGCTGTTGAATTATTGGAGAATAAAAAGAAAGAATTAAATACAGATACTCTTTCTTTTAAAGAAATGGCTGAAACAGCATGGAAAGAATATATTCCTGCTGGATCAGCATGTTTAGCATCAACTGTATGCCTTATTTGTGCCACAACAATTAGTCATAGAAGGCAAGCAGCTTTAGCTACAGCATATTCTATATCTGAAAAAGCATTTCATACATATAGAGACAAAGTTGTAGAAACAATTGGAGAAAAAAGGGAGAAAAAAATAAGAGATCAAATAGCTCAAGATAGAGTTAACGAAAATAATGGTGAAAAAAGACAAATTATAATTACACCAAAAGGCCAAACTTTATGTATGGATAGTATATCTGGAAGATATTTTAGATCTGATTTAGACACTATTAGAAAAATTATAAATGATTTGAACCGAGAGATGACCCATCAGAATTATATATCTTTAAATAGATTATATTCTGCATTAGGTTTAGATTCTATTAAAAATGGTGATTATATTGGTTGGAATATAAATAGTGGTCTAATAGAATTAGACTTTGACGCATGTATAACGGATACAGATGAACCATGTATAGTTATAGATTATAATATCATGCCTAAAGAAGGCTTTGATAGATAAGATTTGCTCGCGAAAAAATCGTGCGCTATAATGAAGAAGATATTCTTCACATTCATTGAGAAAGGAGAAATATATAATGAGTGAGAAAAATTTAGTTAATGAAACAATGGAAGGAATGGAATTAGTTGAGGAATCTAGCGATGTAGCAGTTAAACTAATTATTGGTACTGCAATTGTAGTAGCAGCTGTAGTTGGTGTTTGCATTTATAGAAAGAACAAAGCTAAAAAATCTGAAGAAGTTGTTGAAGACGACGAAAAAAACTCTAAAAAATCTAAAAGATAGGGTGAAGAATGAAAATATTTGAGAAGTGTATTTGAAACATATACTTCTCTTTTGTTTTTGTTTTTAAAAAATATTGAAAGGAATTTATTATGAATAATGGAAAAAATATCGTTGATGGTAATGTTTCAGATTTAACAAGTTATAAATCTAATTCAAATCGTTCAAAAGAAAATAAAATTGAGGAACATAGAATAGAAAAAGTTGTTACTGGACCTGTTACTACAAGAAAGAAAAGCGGTTTTGATAAATTAAAAGGAGAATTTATATCTGATGACGCCAAAAATATAAAATCATATGTTTTAGGTGAGGTATTAATTCCTGCAATTAAAAAAGCTATATCAGATATTGTAACAGATGGTATATCTATATTGTTATATGGTGAATCAAGAGGTGGAAATAGAAGATCTACTGCAGATAGAGTATCATATAGAAGTTATTATGATAACACATATAATAGACCATCTATTTCTACAAGAACATCATATTCTTATGATGATATAGTATTAAATTCTCGTGGCGAAGCAGAAGATGTTTTGATGAGAATGGACGAATTAATGGAAACATATGGATTAGTACGTGTTGCTGATTTATATGATTTAGTTGGAATAACTGGTAACTATACAGATAATAAATATGGTTGGACAAATATTCGTAATGCTGAAATAGTTAGAGTTAACAACGGATATATGATTAGGATGCCTAGAGCAGTTCCTATAGATTAATATAGAAAAGGAGA